ACTGGAGTAAGAGCGTTTCCTTTTTCATCAGGACGTAATAATGCTTTTACTAATTTATTAACTGCTTTCTGTAATAATGAAATAACATATCCTTTTAACCTTGCCAGTAATTCTCTTACTAATGCAACTGCCTTATTCACATACTGTCTTGCTGTTCCATTCGCATTATAAAGTCCTCCTGTGTACTTACTAACATAGTAATTACCAATATTACCATCACTTGATTGAACATCTGCAAGAAAATTTCCTAATACAGTATTCAATCTAGATTTTGTATCTTCTTCCTCGCATTTTGTGGCGGTGTCTTGACACCAATCCTCATCTTTGAGGTTCTCCTTCATAGCACCAGAGTCTACTCGTTCCTCCTTTGTTCCATCTTTCTTTTCAATAACTGTTCCATCACTAGGACCTCCATTTTGTTTAGAAGTATCGCCAGCACCAGGATTTCCATCTGTTTTAGGATCTACTTCAAATGGAGCAGTACGATCACCAGTTGCAAATCTTGAATCAGGATCATCTTGTTTTATTGTGTTCTTTTCAACTGTAGCACCTGGTGTTTGTCCAATAGAACCCATAATTATAGGTTTTTGTCTATCAGTATCCAAATAAAAACCAACCACCCAACAACCTGGCGTTAACTGAGCAGCAGCACCAGTTATGTTGCCAGGTGAGAATGGTTGATTGACAGGCATCATTACGTTAGCCCATGGCAAATCAGCAGTGGGAACTATCTCTCTTGACTTGGGGTGTTCACCCACAATTGCCACTTTATATCTGTACCCACCTTTATTATTTTTTTCGAGAGCAGAAGATGCTTCTATTTGTCCTACCCACCAAGCAAACCCATCCATTCCGATTCGCATGCTTGGTGCGATACGTGCTAACGCCTCATCCATAGTTAATCGTCATATATTAGACACTCAGGTTCATCAGGGTGTACATCGCAGAATACCTCTAATACATTAGGGTCATGATGATCTCCTGCTTCAATTTCTGACTTATGATGTTCTACATACTCTTCTAAATCATGCAACTCATCTTCAATGTGATGTCGCATGGGTTCTGATGTTTTAGGATCAGCAAGAATTTCTTTATCGTGCTGAATATGGTCTTCAATTGTTTTCATTGTGTTTTCCTCCGTACAGTATGTACATTATTATTTATTCTCCATGAGTTGACTGTAATTCAGTCATTCCATAAGAATCTCTGAATAATTCTAGCACAGTTGTCATGTTTCCGTTACCTCCTTTCATCTTATCATACATATGTGATACTTCTCTGACCATATAAACTCCACTGGTTTCTTCATCAAATGGTTTTTCTTTTTTCAATTCATCTGGTAATTTGTTTGGAATAAGAATGTTTATCTTATCCCCTGCAGATATATGAGGATTACCAGGTATTGTAAATTTAGCTTTTTGATTTTGAAGTAAGTCAAATCTGGCAGTAGTTTGTGCAGCATAATATTTTATCCAATCAGCATATTCTGATGGATTATCAGTTGCTGCAGAATCTGGGTCAGCAATGTCTGGGTCATTGTACCATGCTTCATGATCTAATACTGCACTCATAACTCTTGATGGAGTTTCTGATAATTCCTCTTGATTAGTAGGTATTAAAGATACCGAATCTTGACCTCCTAAATGTGACATAGCATCATAACTTGATTGAATCTTGTAAGTATATTCTTCATACTGTCCTGTGCTCATATTGAAAAATACAAGTACAGATGAATATTTTCCTTTTCTCAATGAATGTAGTACATCAACTTCAGAAGCAAACTTAAAATTACTCACTACACCTCTCTGATCTTCACCATCACCTTTGTTAGCAATAACTTCTTTGTAAGGACCCCATGGTTTAGATCTTAAATCTTTTGCAGGAAATTCTTCTGTACCCTCCTGATAATTACCTTTTCTGTCAAGTTTAGGAAGAGAACATAACGCATCAACTGAATAAAAGTTAAATCCTCTAAGTGACTCCCAGAAAAAATATCCAGCAGTTCCTTTTATTTCATTTTCTTTTCCAGATGTCTTCTTATTATCAAATGCACTTCCTCTTTCTTTTTTCTTTGTTTTTGTTTTTTTAGTTGTAAATGTTGCATTACCAGATATACTTCTCTTAGTCATATCTGCTATGATATCAAATGGTCTTCTTTTTGCTGGCAACATTTTTACAGAAAATTTACATGGTTCTACAAAAACTTCTTTACTAGATTTTAAATTTTCTCTGATTAACTTTGTCACTATTTCATCTGGTTTGCCTGATAATTGTTTTTCAAGTCTAACAATTTCATTTGTAAAAGCTTCCTCAGATACCATTACCAAAGTATATGTTTGTTGTTTATTTTTTATAACTCTACTTGCAATCTTAAAAACTTTAAGTTTATATTTTGTCGGTTGACCTCCACTTACCTGTTTATCAAAACTTGTTGAAACCTCTATATTTACAATTTCACCACCTTGAATAGGAAATGTGTTAATAAAACCATTTGAGTCACTCATAAGAACTGATGCTCCGAGAAACGGATTAGTAATACTTTCATGAAATGAAAATGCAGCAATCATATCACTATTAAGTAAAGATGTTTCTTTACTGCCATCGCCTTTTGATATAGTAAATTTCTTTAACTTATATTCAGTGGCATTTTGAAAATCCTGTTCTGCCATAATTACTTAGTTGCTAGAGCATAGTTTGTTACTAATCCTTCAAATCCTAGATCATTCATAGTGGGGTTACCTTCACCTGTCTCTACTCCACCACCATTTCCACCACCACCATAATAGTTGTTAGTGATAACTGTAGGTCCAGTCATATTACCAGGTATAACATTTATACCACTATTTTCTACATTAGGAGTATACATTCCAGTTTGAAAATATTTTGCTTCTTCTTCTTTATAGTTAGAAGGTAATGTGCCAGGTACAACATTTACATTACCATTTTCTACATTAGCATCTTTTTTACCAAATGCTTTATTCCACCAGTTCTTAATACCAACTCTTGCATTATCAACCATACTTCCATCTGAAGTATCTTTATTCCACCACTGTTTAACATTGTTAATTTTATTTCCAACGGAATCCTTAAAATTGTTGTACTTATTCACAAGTGAGTCTTTGAAATTACTAAATTTTTCTCCAAACTTTTCTTTAAGATTATTGAATGTATTTCCAAGTGTTTCTTTGAGATTAGTAAATGTTTCCTTAAAATTGTCTTTAAAATTACCAAACATATCTTTTACACCATCAATTATGTTTGATATTCCACCTCCAATATTTTCAAATAAACCACCACTTGCTGCATCTCCTATACCAGAGAAAACACCCATTCCTACAAATTTGGCATAATCACTTTTTTTATCCTTCATCGCATCCATCATACCAAGACCAAAATTAAGGAAAGTTTTCTTGTTTAATGGTAAAACTGCTTCATCAGATCCACCTTCTCCAACTACTGATGGCAAACGATTACCAAGCATCATTGGTAATCCAAGTCCTCTTCTTCCTTTAACAATACCACCCTCCGCCATAGGGGTCATTCCTAAATCTCTGGCAAGTAAGAATCCATCAATACCTAAACCTAATCCACCACCAACACCAGTAGCACCAAGTAAACCAGAAGTAACTTCAAGACCAGCTCCTAAGAAATCTCCTTCTAATGCACGTTGAATACCAAAAGCAACACCAGCAAGACCAGCAATAATTGGAATTTTTTTAAGACCAGATCTAACTCCAGCAGCACCAAATTTCTTAACCAGCATTCTAGTTAATGCTCCACCCCTCCTAAGTCCTTGTTTTACTCCTTTTTTAACAAGTTGATCCCCTGCTATATCTACTGCTTTTACACCCGCATCTTGTGCAGATGCCATTCTATAAGGAGCTAGGTTTGCTGCCTGTTCTGGTGTAACATTTTTTGCTAATGCTGCAGAATCTCCTACAGGAGTAGCTCTGACCTCCATAATCACACCTGGGTCATCAACACCAAATTCAGCAAATTGCCTTATCTGATCTAATTCTCTTTGAGATTTTGACTGCATTGCTATTTCATTTATCTCTTTTCTGAGTTTTATACCGTCAGCACCATCGCCAATACCTTTTGTAAATTCCTTATCTCCTATGAGATCCATAAAAGGATCCATAGTTTGTACATTTTTTGCAACACCAAGAGCATCAGTAGTAGCAGCAGTTGCTGCTTTTCCTTTGTTTACTGTTTTAAGTGCTGATTTTACTGCATTTGGTCGGATCTTAAACATTTTTGCAACATTTTGAGTTACTTTGTTTAAATTTTTACCAATACTTGCACCAAGTGTTTTTGCACCTTTCATAGGATTTGAGAGACCAGCTCTAAGACCAGTTTGTCCTGCCCTTATTGCTTTACCAGTAGTTGTTCCTTTTTTTGCTGCTGATCGTAAACTCTGATCTACTCCAAAACTAGCAACATTAAGACCAGTCAAACCACCAAAAAGTCCTGCAGCACCACCACCAGATTTACCTCCTGTCACGTTAATCATTCCACGACCACCACCAGCTCCACCAAATGATGCTCCTCCTATTCTACGACTAGATGCACCACGTTCTATTGATCTTTCTTCTCTACGTAAACTCGCTCTCCCTTGAGATCGTCTCTGCTGACTTTGAAACATTGCAAAAAGGTAACCATTAAACATGGTTGCCTTCGCCATATCAGCTTGTGACTGAGAAAGTTGATTTAATACTGTTCCTTGTCTTTGTATTGCTCCTGCAACGTCACTTAATCCTTGTTCTACACCACGTAGTCCTACAACAAGTGCATTTGATAGAGGTGCAACATCAGTTATAGACTGATTAGTTACATTATAATCAAATCCACCACGAAATCTTTCTTTATAATTTGTGGCAGGGTTGGTTCCAGCACCACCCATGCCCATTCTGCCCTTAGCTCTGGCGATTCTGTCTCCGCCAAATCTTGAACCAAGGGCTCTTCCGAAAAAATATCCTTTACCTATCCCTGCTTCTTCTAATGATGTTCCACCCGCTTCTGCTTGTTTTGATGCATAGGCACGTTCCTCTGATGCCATATTGGAAGCTTGTTTCAAGCGATTTCCAATTTGACTTGCAATCATACTAGTGTAATCTTTATTACCTCTAGTATCGGTATAACCAACTGTTCCTGCTGCCATTATTGTTGTTGTTTTTGTTCTTGTTTAAGTTGTTCCATATACTGTTGTAAGAGAGATACGTAAACTTGTCTCTCAAATGGCATCATATTTTCAATTTCACTCAAACTATATTTATGATGTTGCATCAAAGCAAAGTTAGTCTTGTAATACCCCTCCAACGTGTTATGAAAGAGGGCTATCCGAAAAAACTTTGTAATCCAGATATTGTATAATCAGAAACTACGTCAGTATTTGGGTTTTTAACCTTAAACTTATGTTCTAGTCTAGGAGATGTCTCAAAGAATTTTTGTAGTTTTTCTAGTTGTTGAGTTGTCAAACTCTCTACAAATTCAACAAATTCTTTTGGAGTAGTGGTAGATTCATCAAATACCTCTTCTCCTTGAAAAATTTGATCTATACTATCAGCAACAATTCCTATAACTGTATCCTCATTTACTTCTTTTTGTGCAAATTGGTTTTCCACAAATCTATCAAATGATGGATATTTCATTATAACACCTAAATCATCAGTTAACATAACTTTGTTACTATGTCCTTCTGGAAAAGTAACTTGTACATCAGTAAGGTTTAATTGATATTTAACTTGTGTTTTTTCATCATCTTGACATGTAACATTAATATCAACGATTTCTCCAACAGAAACAGCACGGATATTAAGGAAAATATACTCTAAATCAAAAGTTGCAAGATTATCAATTTTTATTCTTGATGAAATACATCCTTTCAATAAATTAAGAACTGCGTTCCTAATATTTTTTTCATCATCACTTTCAAGTGCTAAAAGTAACACTTTTTCTTCTTTTACTAAAAAAGGACGAAATTTTATCTTTTTCTTATTTGACGGGATTTCCAACTCATGTGTTGGCAAATCGACGGTTGGCAATGCCATAATATTTACTCCAAGGTCATATTTATATTTAGCGACTTTTTCAGACAAAAAATAGCGGGAAATTTTTTCCCGCTTTTATGGAATTGAAAAGTCAATTTTGACTAGGCAAAAGGATTAAGAAATGGGAATCGGAACATGTTATTGATGTCAGTATCAACGACGTAATGTTTTGTGTAATAGAACTGTGCAGTCACCTTTGTTATTTGTGCTGCTCCAAACTGTAATGGCACTGCATCAATAGCATACGGCCATGCTTTATCTAAAATAAACGTTGATGAAGTTCTCTGACCAAAAGCAAGTGCAGGTCCTAACTCAGTTTTAGACACATATATTGTTTTACAATAGTCTGATGGATAATTTAGAGTAGTGGTTCTATTTTTTCCTCTAGTTGCTTGCGAATAAGCGTCTTCTAAACTATTTCCTGTTGATTTTTCAACTGCACCATATTCACTACCATAAGCATCTTTCTCTTGAAAAATCTGTCCATACCAATCATATAAAAATTTTAATGGTGTCATATTAGCATCACATTGAAATCCTAACTGAAATTCAGTAAATACTCTGGTATGTGGATAATTTATCTCACCCTCACCAGTATATCTACCTTTTAATGTTCCAGATGCTGCTTGTGTGTTTGGTAACTGTGCTTCGTCGCATAAAAATTCAAATATATTACGATTCATAGAAGCATTACTAAAGTCTTCCATTGAATCTCCAATTTTTACCACGAAGTTATTGCTCATCGACATTCCGCCGTTGGCATTCATTACTCCTAAAAATCTATCTATTGACACGCTAAATACCTATGTTGGTACAATTATATTTATGGCGTATTCTGGGATTTATAAACCTATCAATCCCAAAAAGTATCGTGGCAACCCAACTAGAGTTATCTACAGGTCACTTTGGGAACGGAAATTCATGGTGTTCTGTGATAATAACCCCTCAATATTAGAGTGGGGGTCAGAAGAGGTTATCATACCATACAGAGCACCTGATGGTAAAGTGAGACGCTATTTTCCTGATTTCTATATAAAAGTCCGTGAAAAGACTGGGAAAATAACTAAGTATATAATAGAGGTTAAACCTAAAAAACAAACACAACCACCGAATGAGAAAAATAAAAAAACTGCTGCCTATCGTAATGCTGCATTAACGTACGCAAAGAACCAAACTAAATGGTCTGCTGCTCGTGAGTATTGTGAAGACAGGCAGATGAACTTCTTAATACTAACCGAGGATCATTTAGGAGTATGAACAAATGGCAACAGGATTCGCTGCTATCCAGCGTAACACAATCGCCTCCACGTCTGGATATAAAACACTGTTTGAAAAAATAACAGAAAAAACAAAGGGGGAAAAGAAAACATTTTCATGGTATCGTTCTGCTGTAAAGTCAGAAGCGAGTAGTTACAATAAAAATTTCAGCAAGTATATATTAAATGAAAAGAGTGATGATGTAGGTGCTGTACAGGATCAAGACGAGAATGAACTCCGTAGATTTCCTGTGCAGGGTCATCTTTACATGTTTGAATACAAAGCAAAAATGAAACACTTGAAGTATTATGACAAGTTTCCTTTAGTATATGTCATACAAGCAACTAAGAAAGGAGAATTTTGGGGTGCAAACCTACATTACATGACTCCAAAGAGGAGAATTATGGCGACAAGAAAGTTAATGGAGGGTAGAATTGACATTCCTAAGGTTTGCTTCCATAAATACTTGCAGTCTCAAGTAGATGGTCTAATGATTGACCTTGCTATTACTGAATGGGATACCGCAATTCTTTTACCAACTGAAGAATTTGTCAAAAATGCAGGGAAACTTTCATTCCCTGTCGATAAAGAAGAGGTTTGGAGTGACACCAAAGACACATTCTATGACAAAATCAGAGGACAAAGATTAGTAAAAGGATATGGAACAAAGCAATCTAGGGAGATGGCAATCTAATGGGTGTAACACCTAAGAAACCAAAATTTAAAGGTACATTTGTAAATCAAGTTTCCAAATCTTATGGTACTAAACCAGGTACCGCATTTGGTAATGGAAGAAGCACTCGTCATTGGAGATGGAATGGTGTAGACTGGGTAAAAATTAGTAAAAAACAGTATGATAATATAATTACTTCAGATAATTATGGAAAACCATCACCAGGAGAGATAGATGCAACAGTTGATCCACTATCAATTCGTTTCCCTGCAGACATTGCTACTGGTGGTGATTCTTCTTATGTTTTATTTTCTTTCTACAAATATAAACCACCGTTTCAAGATAAAACTGGAGCACAAGGTGGTCTTACTGTAAAGAAAAAGAATGGAAGTACTAAAACTGTCTTTAAAAATAATGAATATGTAAACCAAGATCTTAATTCATATAATAAAGGAGGAGTTCTTACTGAAGAATTTGAACAGGTAGATGGTTTAAGACAAATTATGTTATACATGCCAGATGATATTCAAGATGCATACAAAGCAGATTGGGAGGGTAAAGCATTTGGATCAATAACTGCTGGACTATTAGCAGCTGCTGGTAGAGAAGGAGTAGGGTATAAATTACAAACTGCTCTACAAAATGCAAAAGGTACAGCAGCAAGATTACCTGTGAACGCAGCTGCTGGTATCATAACAAATCTAGCAAAGGGTATAACTGGTGATCAAATAAATGCGAGTGATGTCTTTGGTGGTATCTCTGGTGTGGTAAAGAACCCTAATGTAGAATTGTTATTTCAAAAAATGAATCTAAGAACATTTGATTTGACATTTAAAATGTCACCTTATGATTCAGAAGAGACCCAGAATATTCAAAAAATATGTCAGACATTTAAGAAAGCGATGTTACCATCCTATGATCTAGGAGATAGAAAAGTATTTGGTATGGATAAGAATGAAAATGTAGCGAGTCAAAATAAAGATCCAGCATTAAACTCATCGTTCATTGCAGTACCATCTGTGTGTCATGTTCAGTTTATGCATGGAGGTAGTCGTAATACATATGTTCCTAAGTATAAGATGTGTGCTATCACAGATGTTAATGTAAACTATACTCCAGATGGAAACTATGCAGTATTCCAAGGAGGTGCACCAGTTGCAACTGAATTAAAAATTAGTTTCATGGAAACAAAACTTGTATTTGCTGAGGATATTGATATGGGAGAAGATACCCCATTAGATCTTAGTGTTACAGCACCATCAGGTCAACAGTATGGTCCTATGGCAAGTGATGCTAGATTGAAAGAGAATATTACTAAGGTAGGAAATTCACCATCTGGTATCAATATCTATGAATGGAATTACATAGGTAACAAACAAAGATATCGTGGTGTTATGGCACAAGAGATACTTGAAAGACATCCAGAAGCTGTTGCATTACAACCAGATGGATACATGAGTGTTTATTATGGAAAGATAGATGTAAACATGGAGAGGGTAAAGTAAATGTATTTTTCTTTAACACCAGACATAGTATATGATCAGAAACCAGTTAGTTATCCTTTCTCAGTATCTGATAAGATCATTGCTAAAAATTTCTTTCGTAGGTATCAACTTAACGATGATATATTTTCTGTTGCTGTTTACTTTTCAAAATATGCCATAATAGATACAGAAACTCCTGCAATGGTTGCCGATAAAGCATATGGAAGTCCATTTTATGATTGGGTAATACTTTTGTCAAATAATCTAGTCAATGCACAATACGATTGGCCTTTAAGTAACTACGATCTCAATAAAGTTTTAGAAAAAGAGTATGACGATCCATACACAGAGATACATCACTATGAAACAATAAAGATTGCTCAATATCCTGCTGGAATGAAAGTAGATAAAGCATTTTATGATAAGCAACACAAACTAAACATTAATGGTAGTATAGTATTGAAAAATGGTAGTGAGATTTGCGGTCCTGTCACAGTTGCTGCTCACTATGCTAATGAGAATGAAAAGAAGAGAGAAATATTTTTACTAAAACCAGCATACTTTGCAGCGTTTGTAGATGACTTTAGAAAACAAAGTTTATATAAAAAATCTGATAGTTATATCAATAGAAGTTTAAAAGAAACTACTTGACTTTTTTGACAAAAAAATACCCAGAAAATTTTTCTGGGTATTATAGAATTCAGTTTGCAAATTTGGATTTACTCTTCTGCAAGACGTGCAAAGTATGAGAGTGCATCGTCATCTTCAACGATTGCTTCTTCTTTCACAGGTGTTGGTGCTGCAGCAACAGGTGTTGGTGGTGCAACAACTTCATACTCTTCATCATCTACTGTAGGTGCTACTGGTCTTTGACCTATTGCAAGAACTAGATTGAGACGACGCTCAAGATCTTCATAAGACTTGAACTGATCTCTAGAAGTGAATGCTTCTAATGAGTGTTCTGACTTCCAGATTGTTTCCAGTTCAGAATCATCTGCACTAAGAGCACTAACACTATCAAACTCACTACTGTCATAGTTCCAGTATCCTGCTACCTTTTTAATCTTCAACTTAAAGTTAGCACCTTCCCAGAAATCAAACACATTGACTGGTGTTTCATCTTGGAACTCAGGTTGCATTGCTGCTAGTATCTTGTCATGGATTTTCTTACCATACTTATACAAGAATACTTTTCCCTCAT